TTATTTAAAATCTCTTGATATATTAAATTTTTATAATTTTGAGCTTGGTCGTTATCTTCACCACATTTACGTATGTCAAACAATCCATTATTAGGATATATACTAAAATAATCTGATAATCCAGTAATAGCATGTTCCATAGTATCGGTTTTATAGCTTACAAAGATACGAGCTTTATCTGCAGTTACTGAACTATTAATAGTACCTCTTAAATACCCTCCTCCATATTCTGCAGAAAGATGTCCAAAAGTAGTACGGAATTTTGCTACACTATTTGGTTGTAAATTTACCTCATCAGCATAATCTCCCGAGCCAAAAGCTAGCTGGCATCGAAGATCTGTTTCTTCAATTATAAAAGGTTCTAAATTAGTTGTAGTAACTAAAAATACTGGGTCTTCCGGGTCATTAATATCAGATACAGCACGATCAACTGGATGTGTTTCAAATAATGAAAATTCTTTCGAAAGTTTTCTAAAATCTTTTCTAGGTAAAGACCCTCCAGATAATGGACCAACTAAGGTAGCAGTAAAATATATATCTTGCCCTACGTAGTTAATCTTTGGTATTTCAAAAGATGTTATGGGATCTTTAAAGGTATATATACCATTAGAAGTAAATTTTAATCTTTCATCAAATCTATTAAAAGCAGTAGGCGAACCGGCAGATATTTGAAATGATATAGTAGCAGGGTTAACATTAAGAGCAAATGTTTTTTCATCTTGCTCTACATTAAAATACTCGCTCTCAGGGTCCTTAAAAGGTATTGGGTCGAACGTTGCATATATAATTTTACTTTGTGTTCCCATATGTTTATTTAGTATCTCCGCTAATCTTCGTAATAATAGAACGATCCAACTCCTGATGTACCTAAAAATATAGACCCGACTTCAGGCTCGCTCATTAAAAACCAATCAGGTAAAGATGCGGCTACTCTTTGTCTTACACCATAAATTTTTTGCATTGTTGTAGATACGGTATCAACAATAGTAAACTTTCCATTTATATCTTGAGCAAACGCTGCGTACTTTCTTAAATGTGCATTTGTATCTGAGTAGTATTCATCTGATTTCATTATAGGGCTCGAATTACCCGATACTGATAGTCTTATAGTATACCCCGTAGCAGATACTGCAGGGTAGGATTGATATGAATTAAACCTAGTTACAAAAATAGGATTTTTAAACTCAGATGCAAAAGCACTATTAGCAATAGAGCTTGTACTATTAGCATCACCATGAGCATATGATAGATATAATGCATCAGGAATAACATCAACTGCACATACTTTTGCTACTGTCGTACTCTTATAGAAATTAGTAGCACTGTCAACGCAAACTAATGTAACTTCATATGTACCTGGTGTTTCATAATAATGAGATGCAGTAAGATCAGGAGATGTTGTACCATCACCAAAATCAAAAAAGTATCTATAATTATCGACAAAATCTGTAGCTGCTAGACCATTTGGAGGTGCATTGGTAAAATCAGGATAAAATTTAAGTACATCTTGAGAATTAGTATATACCTTAATAGGGCTGAATTCATCAACAAATAAAACATCACCAAATTGAGGCTCTATATACCTTATAGGTAGATTTACCAGTGGTATCTTAGAGTAGTCACGGTCAAAGCTATAAAAAGTATCTTGTATGTTTTGAATTGGCATGCTATGAATCTACTGTTTCAACTATTATATTATTCTGTATACTACCGTTATATAAAAATGGATATTTAAATATTGGTAAAGCAATATTTGAAGAGGAACTTTCAATATCTACTTCAGGATATGCAGCATTAAAACTGTACATATTTAAAAAAGGTACAGAGCGTACAGTATTACCCTTCCCATCTGTACGACGAGTACTTAGCCTTACAACACCTGGTATATTAAGAATTTTAGTAGTTAAATCATTATAATTTACCACCATTCCTAAAGTTGAATTTTCATTACTAAATTCTTGCGAAAAAATACTTGCTACTTGCTCTTGTATAGCAGTTGTACTAACTCTATCATTTACAAGACGCTCAATTATTAGAAAAGACTTATCTAAATCATCAATAGTGGGATCCTCTCCTCTAATATCAAGGCCTATTGCCAATGCATTATAAACAGGATCCTGAGGTATAATAACGGAGTTTAATAATTTTTCATCGCGGGCATTATCAACAATATCAGCTTTTTGTGATTCAGTTAAGTAGTATAAGTTATTATCAATATCTACAGATTGGACTCTCGGTACCATAAATGCATATAAATTATTAAGCTGAGAAGATAGTGCAAATTCTACTTGATTTATAGCGAAGCGAGAATCATCATTAGGTCTTTCGAGTCCTAAGTCATAATAATACTTAATTAATGTATCTAAATAGGTAGTATTATTAACTACTTGTATACTACTAATAATATTTCCGTAGTTACGTTCTATATATGATAGAAAGTCATCACTATTAACTATTCTCTTTTGGGTATTAAAAGCTTTAGGTGCGTTAGTTCTTATTTCTTCAACAGATTCTATATCTGCAGGTAGAGTAGCAGCTACTCTATTAGTAAAGGAAATATTTTGAGCTAATTGTTGAGTTAAGAATATAGCATCGCTGGGGTAGATATCATTAGTAATACTTTCAAATTGACTTGTAGTATATAAATTATATTCACCGTTCTGTAGTACTTCAGGTGAGATCTGACCCGCTAAACCATCACTTTGCAAATAGTAAATAAATATTTGATCTCCGGGATTTAGCTTAGCACCATTTACTCCATTACCAAATTTAATTTCATAAAAACCATTTTCATTTAAACGCTTCTCAAATATAGAATCATCGGGCTTGCCTGAGAAAATTGAATCTACTTCTATAAATTCTATAAATTTATTAGTATTGGCATTTTTAACGTATACATTTACAGATTGTTGTTCTATGTTAACCGGTTTATCATTAATATTATCTTTAACTGTTAAAACTATATTTTCAAAATCCTCTCCTAAAGCTACTTGTATAGGGTGCTCTACATATTTTCCTTGATAGAGAAGATGATTTCTTGATAATGTTTCTAATTCTTCAGCATCAATAGTTAATTTATTAAAAACAGCATCTTTAATAAAAGAATAGTTAATACCATTTATAGTAAAATATGTATATCTTTTTATAGTGTATATATTACGCGGTAGAGCCACTGTAGCTGAAGCATCAAATGAGAGAACTGAAGTTTTATAACCAACTGGATGGTAACCAATCAGCTTAACTATTCTATTCATATTTTCATAGACTGAAGTTTGATCAAATAAAGCTTCAGAAGCAGTTTGATTCAAATAGAATAGAGACATATGATAACTAAATGCTATAACATCTATAATAGCAGATAAATTACTACCTTCAAAGTCTTGATCTGTAAATACACCTCCTGCAGTTAGTCTATTTTTTATTAACTGCTTTAGGGTTATAGCATCGAACGTAGCGTATGCATCTCTTGGTAAAGTAAAATCAGTATTAACGTTATTTTCCGCCATATATATATTTATAGACGGTAGTTACTATTTAAACGTAAAAACCTGTTCTAGATAAAGTGCCTTTTAGATTTAATCGTTCATTATTAAATCTTGGTATAGTATATACAAATTCTACTATATATTCCTGTTTTTCTATAACAGGTACAATAAACAAGTTTATAAGCTTTATTCTTGGTTCAAACTTTTCTATAGTTTCAATTATTCTTTTACCTATAGAATCTGCTCTAACTTCACTTACTGGTAAAAAAAGCATATCTCCAAAATTAATTCCAAATCTTGGATTTAAAATTTTATCACCAGGAGAAGTAGTTAACAAACTAATAAAAGCGTTTTTAATAGCTCCCACATTCTTATCTGAAACTATATCTCTAACTTCATTTTCTTTTACTAATTCTTCATTACGTGAATATTCTAATTTTATATCTAATCGTAAATCTGTAAAGATCTCATTATCGTCTCTTAATGAGTTAGGTTTTTCGAGAATATCTAAGTTTATCTCCGCCATGGTAATTATATTTATGCTATAGAATTATTAACCTAAAACAATAAATAATAATATGCCAAGTAAATTTTTAAATCTAATCGAAAGTACTACGCAAAGAATGACTAATGGAGGCATTTTAGTAGGCGACAGAGTTGAGCTTGTTAGCGGTTATAAAAGCAAAGATAGCTTTAAAGCTCTACCTGAAACAGTTCAAAAATATATTTCAGATATGTTTGAAAACTCTGACTTAAATAAGAAAGTTATCAATATTAAGACCGATATGCCCTCTAGAGCTCCTGGTAATGCAGATAATAGAGGTACAGCCTTTTCAGCAGACGTAGCTGTAGAACTTACAGTTGGATTATACGATAATCAGAATGCAGTTACTATTCCTTTAGATTTGCTTGAAGTACCTGCTGATTTTCATAACTCTTTAGAATTTGGAAGATCTAAAGTACCTGATTCAGTTAGATATGATAATAAGGTTCAAATTGAACCTAAAGAAATAGATGAAGAAGAACTTACTCCAGAAAATGGTGTTAATCCAAGAATGACTCAGCAAGGAGATTCTTTGAAAGTAGCAGATTTATATTTACCTAAAAAGAATACTGCTATTCCATCTAAACCAGTTCAAAATCCGCAACCTGGTCCTATAGATGTAGGTGATACGAGCATATATATAGGAGGATCTCCTGTAGGAGGATAAATAATTTTATGAAAGATAATGATTCAAAATTAATCGCAGAAGCTTATAATGAAGGTGTTATGGGCGCTTTTGGTGGTGCAGCTAAATCGGTTGGTAAAGCGGCTGGTAAAACTGGCTTAGCAGTTGGTGGTGTAGGTGCCAAAGGTGCAGGTATAGCACTTGACGGTATAATGAGAGCAGTTAACTTTCTTACATCTGCACAGCTTAAAAAACTAGGCGACTACTGCCTTAAGAAAGCTTCTGAAGATGAAGAAGGTTCTCACGAAGACGGCGAGCACGAAGACGGCGAAAACTGTTAATTTAAGCTAGATCGAAATTATCCAGATCTTGATTAGGTTTAAGATCTCTAATTCTATCTATCTTTCTACTCTTGCCGTATTGCTTAGCTGCTCTACCTCCTGCTATCGCTAACTTAGTAGCTGGGCGACTAAATTTTCCTAATTTACGTAATTTTAGTACTTTAATTACATCTGCAAATGGTATTAAAGAAATAGCAGATATACCAGCATCAATTATGTGTTCTTTAGCTTGGTCACCTTCTTTTCTTGCTAAAGCTAACCCCGATCTTAACGTAGATATTATAACATTAATTCCATCTGCGATAGTACCATATGTAGGTTCAAAGCCAGCTACGTCTAGAGCTGCTTGAAGAGCATCAATAGCTTTAATTTTTTCCCGCTCTTTTTTTTCTTCTTCAGTTAAAACTGTATTATATTGTTCCGCGATTAGATAAAGGTCATTATCTTTCATACTATTATTTATTAAATCTTAGATAGACTCGCCCAACAAGCAAAAGCATTTATCTCTTTATCTAAGACAAATACATCTTTATACATATAATCACTTAATATTAGAATATATTCACGTTTTTTATTTTCATCAATACTACTATCATAGACATAGTTAAGATATTGCTTCATTAGATTATGATAGTCGCCTTGAAATTCATTTTCGTTTTCAATTAGATATTTACGAAGACCTATAACATTACCAGTTTGTATTTCTTTATCAACTCTATCAACTATCTCTTTACTATCTAAAGCAATATCGATATTAAAGACGCCTTTAACTGAAGCTTTTTGAATAGCATTAATTATCTTACGAATATCAGGGTAGTTTTGCTTTATTACATTTACAAAGTTAGCTTTTTGATCTGCATCTATCTTAATGCCTTGCTGCTTTATTATATTAACTATACGCTTAACAACATCGTCGAAAGGAGGGTTAAGATCAAAAAATTGAGTACGACTTTGAATAGCAGGTATAATTTTATGCTTATAATTAGCGGTTAATATAAAACGAGTATTATTACTATACTCCTCCATAGTATTACGTAGAGCACGTTGACCATCTAAAGTAATACCATCAGATTCATCTAAAATAACTATTTTTACTTTACCATCTAATGAACGAGTCTGGGAAAAACCTACTACTTTAGAACGTATAGTATCAATACCATTTTCATCAGACGCATTTATATAGAGATACTGACATTTAAGTACATCCTCTACTAATATTCTAGCTAATGTAGTTTTACCTAAACCAGGAGTACCTACAAATAGTAAATTAGGTATCTCATCAGTAATCGTTTCAAAGTATTTACGATTACTTTCCGATAGCACTAAATCATTAAGAGTCTTCGGACGATATTTTTCAACCCATAAATTATCAAACATTATTTACGTCTTCTTTTAGATGGCTTAGTTACAGTTACTGTAACAGTTTTTCTAATCTTTGCTCCACCTACTTTTTTTTCAGTAACTCGTTGTCTTGTTATTTTACCCATATCTTATTATATTAATGTTCCTATTTTGTATAAAGTATATTTTAATGTTAGTTCTTCGTCTTTATTAATTTTTTTAATAGTTTTTAAATATTTAATTCCGTCTATTTCTTCTGTATTACAATTAGGATTATCTGAATGATTTATAAATGCTCCTAAAGCTGTTCTTATATATCCTTGATCAAATATTTTACTATCATATTTTACATGGGATATGCCCAGATTTATATCCTTGTCTATAGAGTATAAGGAAAATAGACCTAAACCATGAATTTTAGATTTTTTTATGGTTGTATTTTCAGGTAATGGTCTATACATTACTTTCCGGAAGAACCGAAACCAGCATCGCCTCTCTGAGCTTCTTCAACCTCATTAGTCCATTGAATATCAGTGTCATAAATTTTCTCAATCTTAATCTGAGCTACTTTATCACCTTTCTTAAAAGTATAATCTTTATTAGAAAAATTATACATTTTTACTCCACAGTCACCTCGATATCCATTATCGATCTCACCTAAATGAGGCTGTAGACCTGCTTTAAAACCTAAGCCAGATTTAGGTCTAAGAACAAACCCATAGCCTTCAGAAATATAACCTACTGTAATACCTACAGGTACGACAGCATTACCAATCATTACTTCATCTACAGGTCCATAACTACTTCGAGGAATTATAGTTTCTTCAACTGCATATAAATCAAAACAATTATCGCCTTCATGTGCTTTAGTAGGTAACTTAGCATCTTCATGCTTCTTAACAAACTTTATAATTACATTACTCATACACCTATTATACTATACAAACTTGTTTAATCAAGGGAATTTATTAAATATTTTTATGAGTGACGATAATAGCAGTATAAATGATCTACTTTCTCAATTACAAGGTTCTGTGGATGTTGCTAATACTGAAAAAAAAGAAGAAGAATTTACTCTCTCTAAAGAAAAATTAGAACAGTTTCTTCTTAATAATTCTGGTAAACTTATAAAAGATAGTTTAGGTTATATTGAAGACATAGGACAGTTTGTTACTGCTGCCCCCGATAGCAGAGATGTAGAAGCATTAGCTAAATTAGTTTCTTCATCAGCTGCTGCTTTAGAAACACTTAATAAAATTCATATAGCAGATCAAAAAAATAAATCTTCTATGGATATTAAAAAATTAGATATTGAATCTAAGAAACAACTACAACAAAATCAGCACGAACAAAAATTACTTCTTAATAGAGAAGAGTTAATGAAACAATTATTTGATAAAGCTAAAGTCGTAGATGCTGAAATAGAAATAGTCGAAGAAGAAGATTAATAATTACCTATTACGTGAATTTTGAATAGATGATTCAATCTCTCTAGGTGACTGAGATATTTCAAAATCAGGATTAAGCTTCTTTTTTAATAAATTTATTCTTGCTTGTATACCTTCAATACTAGCAATATATTCTAAGTTTTTAGCTTTTCGTCCGGGATCTCTGTCTCTGTAATTTATATCTTTAAAAAATTGTACAAAGTCAGCCATAGCATCTAATGTATTTTTTATTTCTCCTAAAATAGGATCTTTAAATAAATTTAATCTATCTATATATAAGTTATCAGTAATAAGATTACGTCCATGTGAAGTTTTAGCTACTTCTAAATTATCTTTTACCGGGTCATCGCCTGCTTGACCTATTCCTGATAAACTAGTCTTTAAAAGACCGTCTGTAAGTAAATTTAATGATATGCTTGTATTAAGCTCATTTTGAGAAACTTTATTAAATAATGATGCATGAAGCCCGTTAGGGGGATTAAATCTTGCATCATATATATCTGAATATGGGGATGTACTATTATCAGTCACGCTTGTGTCATTAGTTATATTGCCTATATCGTCACTAAAATTTACAAAATATACATTATCTGTAATACCAGCACTAATAACACTCTTCATAGTATCTGTTAATGTTTGATACTTTTCAATAAAATATAATTTAAAAATATCATCAAATTCAAAATCTTGACCATCTACTGCAATAGTAAAATCTGTCTCGTTTAATTTATCATATACTAACTTAGTGCTTTCAACTATATCTGGAGATGTTTTAGCTTTCTCAAAATCTATTGATGTTTGTAATTCACCTAAATAATTTTTAAAAATAGCTATAAGATTAGTACCTGTTCTATAATTTGCTATAGATGATTGCTGTACTGAATCAACATATTCTGGAAATATAGTAATTTTGTTACTCATTATAATATATTCTCCTTATATTTAGGGTCATCAAAATGGTATGTTTTAAGAGCTATAATTTTATTAAAATAATCAGAATCATTAGAGAATTCATGCTGTACATCAATTATAAAATATACCCCGAGTAATTTATTATCAAAATCATTATCAATGTAGTTACCTTTTCTATCTAAACTGAAAAAAGTACCTACTTTACGTTGTAATTGTCCCTTTACTACTATTTCTACCCCCATATTAACAATTAATGCATTTTTTAATAATCGATTAATACCTATAGCTTTTCTAGCTTCTCGATTATTTCCATAAACTGAAAAAACATCTTCATATGAATGTTTTTGTACTTGCATTTGAGTTAAAGGAAAGTTAGGCGAAGGGTTATTATTTTTACCAGGCATAGGTTCAACATAATTAGAAGTAAACTTGTCTTTAGCTGCTACAATGCTATTTTCTTCTATATCTATATTAAATTCTTTATCTTTAAAATCATATGAATGAAC